TCCGACAAGGAACTTGCTAAACAGTACAAATCACGTAAGTTCTACATCGTGAAAGTTATCGACCGTGATAACGAGCAGGACGGACCAAAGTTCTGGCGTTTCAAACACAATTACAAGAACGAGGGTATCCTCGACAAAATTATTCCGATTTGGAGAAACAAAGGTGATATCACTGACGCTGAAAGTGGTCGTGACCTTATCATCGAACTTGCTAAGTCAAAGACTCCAAAAGGAAAAGAATATACAACTGTATCAGCAATCATGTATGATGACCCAGCTCCTGTGTCTGTAGAAAAAGACCAAGCTAAAGAGTGGGTTAACGATGAGTTGACTTGGTTGGATGTTTACAGTAAAAAACCCGTAGAATACCTTGAAGCGATTGCAAGAGGTGAAACACCAAAGTGGGATAACGACAAAGGTGGATATGTTTACGGTGACTCTACTGTATCGGAAGAATCATATGGTGGAAGTAAAAAATCATCTCCCGCGAAAATGGTTGACCCTCAAGCAGACGCTGACGTTGATGGTGATTTACCATTCTAATTAATAACAAACAAAGGGCGGTTAATAGCCGCCCTTAATTTATTTATATGGCAATCAAAAAGAACGATTTTACTAATTTAAAAAAGAAGTATTCTACTTCTGCAAAATATAAACCACAGAGGTTTTTGGATTTGGGTCCTGACTTCTTGGATGCGGTAGGTCTTCCTGGTCCTGCCATTGGACATATCAATATGTTCCTTGGACACTCTGATACAGGTAAGACAACTGCTGCAATTAAAGCTGCTGCGGACGCTCAGAAAAAAGAAATTCTACCTGTGTTTATTATTACAGAACAGAAATGGAGTTTTATCCATGCAAAACTAATGGGATTCCAATGTGATGAGGTTGTAGACAAAGAAACGGGTGAGATGGATTGGGATGGATTTTTCCTATTCAATAACAATTTCAGTTATATAGAACAAATCACAGACTACATCAACGAACTTTTGGATGCACAAGAAAAGGGCGAGTTGAACTATAGTCTTTGTTTTATTTGGGATTCAGTTGGTTCTGTACCATGTAAGATGACCTTTGAAGGTAAAGGTGGTAAACAACACAACGCGTCTGTCCTATCAGATAAGATTGGTATGGGCATCAACCAAAGAATTTCAGGTTCAAGAAAATCAGATAACGAGTACGAAAATACACTTATCATTATCAACCAACCTTGGGTTGAACTTCCTGATAATCCATTTGGACAGCCAAAGATTAAAGCTAAAGGTGGTGAATCAGTATGGTTAAACTCATCATTGGTATTTTTATTTGGAAACCAAAAAGGTGCTGGTACAACAAAGATTACCGCAACCAAAGATAAGCGTTCTGTTAAGTTCGCAGTTAGAAGTAAGGTATCTGTTATGAAAAACCACATCAATGGACTTGGGTTTGATGATGGAAAGATTATTGTTACACCTCACGGGTTCTTGGCAGGAAAAGATTCTACTGAAGAAAAAGCTTCGATAGAAAAGTATAAGAAAGAATATGCCGATTATTGGAAAGATATAATCGGAGCTGAAGGTGATTTTACACTTACAGAAGAAAAAGAAGATTGATTGTTCACCCTTAAAGAAACTATGTGACGAAGACATTGTTGGTGGATGGGGATAACCTATTCAAAATTGGATTTCACGGGGTTAAAGACCTGTTCAGTGACGGTTCACACATCGGTGGAGTATATCACTTCATTAATACACTCAGACGATTTTTAGAGGAGCACAATCACGATAAGGTGGTTGTATTTTGGGATGGTGATTCCAACTCTTCAATACGCAAATCAATTTACCCACAGTACAAGGGCAACCGTCGTCAAGACATGAACGAGTACAAATATGAATCTTACTTGCAACAAAAGGCAAGAGTTAAGATGTATTTGGAAGAAGTCTTCGTTCGACAAGTAGAGATGGTCAACAACGAAGCTGATGACCTAATTGCTTACTATTGCCAAGTCGCAACAAACGAACAAATCATTATCTTCTCAGGGGACAAAGACCTCACCCAACTAATTTCCGAAAAGGTTACGATATTCTCTCCCGTTAGTAAGACTTACTACAAAAACGGGAGTAAAATAACAATCAATAAAGTGGACATACCCCACTACAATGTAACCTTAACAAAGGTTTTCACAGGTGATAAGTCTGATAATATTGACGGTATCGAGGGTTTGGGTGAAAAGACTTTGGTTAAACTTTTTCCTGTTATAACCGAAAAACTTTGTACAATTGAAGAATTGTTGGATTATGCCCACAAAAACTTTTCAAAAAAACCTCCAAAAGCAATCCAAAATATTTTGACTGGACGTACCAAAAATGGTATACTTGGAGAGGAGTTTTATGAAACAAATTCCAAAATTGTTGACCTAACTAGTCCTCTTATTACAAATGAAGGGAAACAATTAGTTGAACAGATTCATACCGATACAATTGACCCCACAGACAGAGGATACAAAAATTTGATGAGACTTATGATGGAGGACGGTCTCTTCAAATACTTACCAAAAAACGATGAGGCTTGGGTTAATTTCCTAAAGCCATTTATGAAATTGACTAGAAAAGAAAAAAGAAAATTATGATTGACTTAAGTTTAGCCTCTAAATTGAAGGCTCTTTATAAAACAAATTACCCTTTCCCGTACATTGTTATTGATAATTTTTTACCTGAATATCTTCTTAGAAGAACCAAAGAAGAAATTTTAAATCACGATGAATGGTATACGGATACTGTAGAGTTTACGAAAGAATTCGAACACAACAAATTATATTATCCTCAAGAAAAGACGGATATGAATGATTTCAAAGCAAAACTACCAATAACAAGTTTTGTTATGGATTACTTAAACTCTCCTGACTTTATAAAATTTTTGGAGGAGCTAACAGGTCATCCAAAACTTTTCAGAGACCCTACCCTCACAGGTGGTGGTATCCATAGAATCAAAAAAAATGGTAAACTTTCTGTCCATGTTGATTACAATGAACACCCACATTCAGGTAAAAAAAGAATCTTGAATTTATTAATTTATCTGAACGAATATTGGCAAAAGGAGTGGGAAGGAAATCTAGAATTTTGGACGGTCAATCCCCCTCAAAAATTTGTAGAGGTGGAACCTATTTTTAATAGAGCGGTAATATTCGATATCGAAGACGCTCCCCACGGACATCCAATACCTTTGAATACACCTAACCATATTGATAGATATTCTTTGGCACTTTATTACTTTATAGATGAACCACCCAAAGAAGATAAGAAACATACAGTCATTTTTTATAGAGATGATGAAATTGGTGCAGGAACAAACACAAACGATTTATTCAAATAAAACAAAACACAAATTATGAAAGAGCAAGAAAGCACGAAAATGGAGTTTTTATTAACTCTTAACGACAACATCGTTGTTCAAAGATTTTTCAACGTCAGAGGGTATGTACCCAAAGCAAAAAATTCTATGGAGTTACATTATTTCATCAAAGCTTTAAGTGAAGAACTTCACTATTACTTGAAAATGAAAACCGTCATTTACATGATGGACAATCAAGAAGCTATTAATCACGACCCCACGATTATGGAAACTTCATTTACAGAAGGTCCTGAAAACTTCAACATCTACGTTAAAGTTGGGGACCAAATTCTTAACCACAGACAGTTCGATGGCAAACTTTATCCACCGAAAGTGCGTTACACAGTTGATGTAAGACCATTCCTTAAAGAGGTTTTAAGAGAGCTTACAGACATCTTTTCAAGCAGAAAATTAACTTACAAATATTTGGAACTTGACCTCGCTTAACAAATATTTAAAATAATACAAGGGGGTTATAGAGCTAAAATATGAACAAGAATTTCGACTACTTAGGTAATACATTTCAAATTCAATTAATCAATCAGATTGTTGTAGACAAAGATTTTTCCTCATCAATCATTGATGTTTTGGAAAGTTCCTACTTCGATAACAAGTATTTTAAAATCATCATTCAGATGATTAAAGAATACTATGTGAAGTATGAATCAACTCCGAACTTTGAGACTTTGGAACAGATTATTAAATCTGAAGTTTCACAGGAACTTGTTGCTAAAATTGTTTTGGATACTCTAAAACAAATCAAAGAAGCTCCGTTTGAAGGGACACAATTTGTTCAAGAAAAGGCTTTGAAATTCTGTAAACAACAAGAGTTACAGAAAGCTATGAACAAGGCTCAAAAGATTATCACAGAAGGTGATTTTGAGTCGTACGATAAAGTTGAAGGTCTTGTTAGAGAGGCACTTCAAGTCGGTGAAGTTGAAAAAGGGCAATCAGATGTTTTCGCAGATTTGGATACGGTGTTAGAAGAAGACTACAGACATCCGATTCCTATGGGAATTGCGGGTATCGACAAACTTCTCAAAGGTGGATTGGCTAAGGGTGAGATTGGTGTAATCTTAGCACCCACAGGTGTTGGTAAAACAACTGTTCTTACCAAGATAGCTAACACAGCATTTAACATGGGGTATAATGTTCTTCAGATATTTTTCGAAGACAACCCTAAAATCGTACAAAGAAAACACTTCACTATTTGGACAGGTATTGAACCAGATAACTTGGTATTCCATAAGGATAAAGTAATGGAAAAAATTACCGAGATTAAAGAAACGATGCAGAACAGATTGGTTCTCAAGAAACTGGCATCAGATACTATGACCATGAATCAAATCAAAAACCAAGTTAGAAAGATGATTGCTGACGGTACAAAGATTGATATGATTCTTTTGGATTATATTGATTGTGTGTTACCCGAATCAACAGCTAAGGACGAGTGGAAAGCTGAGGGGTCTGTTATGAGAGCATTTGAAGCTATGTGCCATGAATTGGATATTGCTGGTTGGACAGCAACCCAAGGAAATAGAAGTTCAATTTCTTCGGAAGTTGTAACAACGGACCAAATGGGTGGTTCTATCAAGAAAGCTCAAGTGGGTCACGTAATCATAACAGTTGCTAAGACATTACAACAAAAGGAAATGAATCTTGCAACAATTGCAATCACTAAATCCCGTTTAGGAAAAGACGGTGTTGTATTCGAAAACTGTAAGTTCAATAACGAACTTCTGGAAATCGATACAGAATCTTCTGTTACCTTC